CCTATAAAAGTAGAAAGACCAGCAACAATTATACTTCCACCAACACCAACTTCACTCTTAAATGTACCAACACCAACGAATGTAGAAGCAGCACCAACATAAAGATTTTCATCTATAGTTACACTCTCTCCTGCATAAACATCACTTTCAAAAGTAGCAATACCAACAACTGTAGAAGCAGCACCAACATAAAGATTTTCATCTATAGTTACATCATCTTCAAACTTAGAATCTTCTACAAATGTTGAGAATCCAGCAACAACAACATTCTGTCCTGCATAAACATCATCCCTAAAAGTAGATACTCCTATAAAAGTAGAAAGACCAGCAACAATTATACTTCCACCAACACCAACTTCACTCTTAAATGTACCAACACCAACAAATGTAGAAGCAGCACCAACATATAAATCATTCCCAATATTTGTATCCTCACCAACATATAAGTTTTTACCAATACCAGTACCACCAACAACTTGTAAAGCACCTTCATCAGTGGCATTTGATTGTGTGTCCTTTTCTACCTTAGTATCATCACCAATAAAAAGTTTTTCACCAATGGCAACACCACCAACTACCTGTAATGCTGCTACAGCATCAGAACCAGTTGCACCAGTATCAGATTCTACCTTAGTATCATCACCGACAAATAATTTCATGACTATTCCAACACCACCATCTATATGAACAGAAGCTTCTGAATCAGAAGAAGTTGGATTTGTTTCATCATTAAATGTTGCTTTTCCCTCTACATTTAGAGTTCCGTTTACATCTAGATCAAATTGTGGGTCATCTTGTTTGATCCCAACCTGAGTCATCCTATAGATTCTATGATCTGCTGTATCAGAATCAACAAAACCCCAAAGATCCTTAGTGAATATTGTAGATAAACCAGCAGCACCATATGCATTAGAATTACCAAGAAATTCAACACCAGATGCATTAGTTCCAGTTCCACCAAATGATGCATCAAGTGTAACTTGTGTTGCATTATCTACAGTCTGAACCTTAACTTCACCCGTAAGTGTTATATTTTCATTACCAGATACAATAGTGATTATATCACCTACAGCAGGAATTTGACCACTAATACCCGTAATTGTAGGTGAACCATTACTAATATCACCAGTGAATGATTTGGTACCATTTCCCACAGTAGGCACTAATGTATCAGTTCCTACACCTAAACTATTATCTTGTACAAAATTTAAAGTTGAGAAAGATGCTGCGGCACCAGCAGAGGGAATATATGTTCCTTCATCTTGAATAAAAATTCCATCTGATCTTTCTGGTTCAACTGCAACCCATCTTATTCCAGTTTCATCTCTTCTCAACCACCAATTATTTCCACCTGGAGAACCAGCAGAGTCGTAAATATTTTTAGAAATGGCAATACTTCCATCAACAGAAAGTCTTAATGGTCCATTTCCAGAATCATTAAGTAAATTTACACCATCAGCACCTTCTCGTTGTGATGCTGTAAATGGAGTAGACCATGGCATTGTAGTACCAATACCAACTCTTAATGTATTTGTGCTCAGACCACTAATAATACTAAATGCAGAATTATTACCATCTAAATGGAATGTTGATGCTGGATTAGTTACACCCACACCAATTGATCCAAATCCAGTAATTGAAACGGAAGTATTTCCCAATCCAAGTTGGAATTTTGCACTTGGTTGTGTGCTTCCTATTCCAACATTACCATCAGAAGAAACATTAAAAGATGTAAAACCAAGACCAATCTGCAACTTTCCAGAAGGTTTTGTTATTCCTATTCCAACATCACCATCAGAAGTAACATTAAAAGATGTAAAACCAGCACCAACTTGCAATCTTGCATCAGGTTGTGTAGTTGCAATACCAACTCTACATGGATCAACAACAATAGTTAAACATTTATTACCAACCTGAAATAATCCATCAGGCTGTGTTGTTCCTATACCTACTCTACCTTGATGATTTGGTACACCATCATCAGCATTAATAGCAGTAAATAATGTTCCACCCATTCCAACATCTAATCTTTTTGTAAATGTTCCTAACCCAGTTACATTAAGATTATAAAGATTACTATTACCAGAAATATTAAGATCAGTAGCACTTATTTCTTGAGTAATTATATCTTGCTTAAGCTCCCCTATTATTGTTCCAGCAACTTCAATATCTTTTAGGAATATAACTTTCTCATTAAATTGAGCTTCATTTCCTGTTACGGTTCTATCATTAGCCATTTATTTTCCTCCTGTTAATATCTGCTCTTTGTTTAACATTACTTTCTGCTGTAGATAATTTAGATGTATCTGCTGCATCAGCAACATCACCAACACCAGGAACAACTGGACCTTTTAAGAACTCATCACCTGCAGGTGGATTTCTAAGATAATCAGTACCCACCTGTGTAGGTGCAAAAATTCTTTCTATCCAAGATCCTACACTATGAACCAAATTACCAACAAGAGCACTTGCATCTGCTTTTAATGCTTTTAAAAGGATTCTTTGCCCTGCTTTAATAGTAACATTTCTACCAGCACTAAGATTAATATCATCATCTGCCTGTATCACAACACTACTACCCCTAATTTTTACCTGACCATTTTCCAATACTGATATTGTAATATTACCATTCGCAGAAATAAGTTTTATTGTTTGATCCGACTTTGAGTTTTTTGATCCTGCAACAATCTCCATACTTTTTTCATTATGAAGTCGATATGTTCCAGATTCACTCAGTGCTGAAAACTGCCTATCTTTATTCTCAGTAACACCATACATGATATATGCATTTGGGCCATCAGTTCCCTCTTGAGGATTGTTAACGTCTATCCTAAATTTGGATCCACGACTATCAATATCCCTAGCTTCCCAATTTTGATTTGGTTTATCGGCCATACTATGTTACACAATCTATGATTTGGAGAACTTCTCCCTGTGGAGAAAGTGGTAGTCTACCAATAATTGGTTTGATAAATGCACCACTTCCAGTAGAAGAAGTCACAGTTATCTTAGGTAGATTAGTAATTTCAATACTATTTATTGGTATTGCAGATATGATTTTTCCATCTTCAATAGTAACACTATATTCAGTATTTCCATCACTCACTACTGCATCTTCATATCCACTTCCACCCTCAACAATAATTGTTTCAACCACTCCTATCTGAACTTCATCTGAATTTATTGCATCAGAATTATCACTAACAACAGGATAATTTTCACCTTCAGTAATCATATTAATTGCAATAACTTCACCCCATCTTTCAGATGCTGGATCATAATCAACTACTGCTCTTGCAATTGCACCATATCCACTACCACAAGGATCCTGAAATGTAACTATAGGAGGTGCATCAAAATACCCCAAACCAGGATTATCTATTTCAACTCCAATAATACTTGCGGTTCTTGCACTATCTGCAGATTCTGGATTATCATCAACAAAATTACCAAGTATTGCTCTACCAGAAGCATCAAGACCACCACCCCCAAAAATATTAACAGAAGGTGGAGCACAGAAAGATGGTTTTGCACAATCAGGATTAGAAAATGCTGAACTACCTGGTGGTTTAATTGAATCTTTATTAGCATTCTTAGTAACATTATCATATACCTGTGACATATCAAATTGCATACTTGGTCCCATACCAACTGTCCATTTTTTACCCCCTCCTTGACCAACACAGTTAGAATCAGACTGATTACAATCTAAAAGATTACCTGCAGATTGAAACGCATTAGACGCACCACCAAGAATACTTTTAACATTCGTTCCTGCAGATAAAATTTTACTTACTCCACCTAAAGGTGCTTTTAAGGCACTAGATATTTGATCATTGATATTATTTAATAATGATCCTGCAAATTGTTCAGTAACACAATCTCCATTATTAACAACATTAGAAAGTGCATCTTCCAATAAACCCCTAACAACACCTCCCAATCCACCAACGATTTTTCCAGGAAGACAATCTAAATTATCTTGCAATTTTTTAATTGGATTAATCATCATTTTCTGTGCTGCAATTCCTGCTAATGTTGCCTTAGCATCTGCAATAGATGTTGATTTAGTTGCGGCAAGAACTGGAGCATATGTTGCTGCATATGTTGTATCAAACAATCTTTCTAATCCACCTTGAAGATTGGGAACTAGATTTTCATATAATGAATTCATTGATGCAGTAACAGGGGCATTTGATAATTTCTGTATCTTCTCAGTGGCTGAAGCAATACCCTGCATCATATCTCCACCACCACCAACTTTGGCAAATAAATTATCTAATGTTCCAGCAACACTACCAACAAAATTATCAGCACAACCATCTGCTGGTATTTCTGTTAAACCAAATGTACTGGAAATAGCAATTTCTTTTAATTCTCCTTCTTTCTTTTTAGAATTAAGTTTTTCAATTACTTTCTGAGAAGAAGTTCTTGGAGATTTTTGAGACTCAGTATTTGCCTCATTTGACTCACTTGCTGCTACAGTATTATCTGGTGGTGGAACACGAGTTGTATAACCAGTAAAAGGAACAAATGCCTCACTTGGTGCATCAGACGGAACTTGGTTTGTTCTACCAAAAGACCCCATAATCATTGGGAGTTGTCCATTATCGCCATCTAAGAAGAATCCTACTACAATGTCACCTGGTTTAATTCTAGTACTCTGTGCATAGTTTGCAGCACCAGTTCCAGCAGTTGGTGGAATAATTACACCTGCCCATGGCAAATCATTATCTGCAAGATCACCTTTACTATATGGATGATAACCTAAAATTCTAACCTTATATCTATTTCCCCATCCACCTTTTTCATTATTAGCCTGACCTTCCCATACTTCTACTGGCGGTATTTGTCCTATCCACCAACGGAAACCATCTCTACCTATAAAATTACTTTTTAATAGTGATTCGTCTATCATTTTTAACTACCGTAAAATCCAAATGTATCTCTGATCAGTTTCATAGAAGTATATGAACCATCTGGATCAAAATGATGGCACAATTCCTTTATTATATATTTACCACTGGTATCAGGATCTAATTCTGCAGAATCTTTTCTTGATATCTTAGGAAACTCACATGTAATAATATTACCTGCCCTCAAATCAGTATTACAAGGAACAGTCATGCTTATTGTTTGAGTAAACAATACATTATATCTCATAATTGCCTGTGACTGATACTTACTAGGATCAGCATTTTCTTTCTGTGAAACTCCTTGATCCATTGTTCCAATATCAATTACACCAGAAAGAATTCTAGTTGGAAGATCATCCAATGTTCTTTCAGATTCATCTGATATCTTAGGAAGTTCTGATTTCACTTTCTTTTTACCAAGATTTTTAATCTTATCGTCTTGTAATCTAAATTTTCCTTCTTCTGGTCTAGTAAATGTAAATGTATTTGGATTAAAAAACATTCTCTGACTTGAATATGTTCCTAATCTCAATTTTTTTAATAAATCCTGGTTCTTATCTACACTATATTTTAATATTCTATAATCATTATTCCTCTCTATGGAACTCTTAGTAACTTCTGTGTAAACATAAGTTGCCACAGAATCTTGTTGGATCATATCATCAATAGATCTGAATTGAAATCCATCCTGAGTTTGATAAAATAAAAATCCTGCAGTTCCATCACCTGATGATACTGGAACTGCCTTAGATGCTAACCATGTTATTACACTAAATGGTTTTCTATTATTACCAATAAAACTATAATCATTACTACTTACATTTATATTCTTTTCCCCAATATTAGATGCTAATTTTTCCCCAACAATACTTTTAACAGATTCAGAAATTAAACCAGTATATTTTCTAAACACTCTTGTAGTTTCATTAGTTATTGCTTCCCTAGAAACTAAATTTAATAGAAAACTTTCCCTCTGTGTTTCTGATATAACATCAGTAATACTAGAGACATACATATATTTTTTAACGTCCTTTGCAAAATCAATACCATCCTTTTCACTACCATCATAAGATTTTCCTTTATCAAGAATTTTAATAATAACTCTTTCACCACCTCTTAATGGAAGACCATTATAAATTGATTGCTTTTCACCATCTGTTTTCTTAGGATCTGTTGCATCTTTTGGAGACATTGAATCTCCAGTATTAATTACCCTTACTCTTGCAGTAATAGTTGGTGAAAATATATCCTCATAATAATCAAATGCAACAGTACCCATTCTAAGATCAGCAGTTCTCTCCTGATCATTAGATTCTATTGTTATTTGTTCGTAGGTTGCTGGATTTGCTGATGACATTATGTATATGCTAAATCTAGTAAAATTTGTTGGTCCACCATACTATTTAATGATTCTTCCATAACATATATTGTAGAAGAAGAACCATCAGTACTTGATGTATCTGGAGGAGGTGGTGGAGCATCATCAACCACAATAATATCTTGACCTTTTCTTTCTGGAGTTATATTAGAAACAGGTGCAGAAGGTGTTGTACCTGATATTTTAGCTGGTGGTGGTGGAGGAGATGATACAGAACCACCCCTATCTAATTTTGGTGCCGTTCGTTCACCAGGATTCCCAGTTACTTTATCTATAACTGGTGCTGATCTTTCATTCTCAATAGAATCGTGATATGTACTACCACCTTTACCACCAAAAGTTTGCATAGGACCTGAAGCTCCTCTAGGATATGTCTTTCCATCAAATGTTATTGTTGTTAAATCTGCTTTTATTGACTTATCCTTAGTAGGAACTTTTGTTTCAGTAGGAGTTACTTCTTTTTTAACAAGTTTTCCAGCATCATCATCAGCATCTCCAGTAACTTTTGTAATTTCCTTCGTAGCCTCTGCAAGTGCAACATCAAGATTTTCTTTTCCTTTAGATACTTCTCCACCTACTTTTTCTAAAGTTCCCTTCAAACCTTTTACTTCTGTAGGTTCTTCTGGTTTTTGTCCTTTACCTTCTTCTAAGTTACCATCCTTTGCTATTTTCTTAGGATCTTCATCCTTTTTCTTTTTAAGTAATCCAAGACCTTGACCAATATTCTTCAAAATATTACCAAATGCATCTTTAATTCCATTAAATTTTTCTTTTATAGTATCACCAACCTTACTAAGATCAATTGACGTAATTTTTTCCCATGCACCACTAATAGCACTACCAAGTTTTCCGAATAACTCACCAACACTTTTAAAGAAATTGCCAATTTTATCACCAATATCTTGAAAGAACTTAATTATTTTTTTAATAAATTCAATTAATTTTGGTATTTTATCAACAATCCAACCAATTAATATTGTAGAAATAAAGTCAATTATTGCTTGTAATGGACCACGTTTTTTAGCAGACCTTTTGGCATCTGGTTTTTTCTTTGCGTCCTTAGATTGTTCTAATTTATCTTCTTCATCCTGTCTTTTTTTTCTATCTATCTCCATCTTACGTTGCTTCTCATCCATCATCAACTTTTTCTTATCAATAGCCGATGACTTTTTAGCATTTACTTTTACTATCTTATTAGTCTTAGCACTAGTTTTAACCAATTTACCACTAGCATTTCCACCACTTCTTACTATTGCACCACCAGACCTTACACTAGCTCTTGCACCTGTCTTTACAAGAGAACCACCCATTTTTAAACCACCTTTCACAGCAACTTTTGCTCCTACTTTGGCGCCAACCAGTGCACCTTTTACCAATCCTCCTGCTAATGCTGCTAATGGTGCTGGCATATTAGTTCACCAAATTATAATTGATTTTAGCATATAATGTATAGAAATTACTGGGATTTGAAGATGCAATAGCAGGAACTTCTGTCGATTGTCCTTGTCCAGTAGGCATACCAGGACCACCACCTTGTTGAGTGGGTTTCTTAACAACCACATTAGGTTGTGGGTCTCCAACTGGACCTGGTGTTGTTGGTGGTTTTACTCCTGTTATTTCAGGATCTTTACCCTCACTTGTTGATACTTCTGCAGATGGTTTACCATCAACTTTTGCATCAGTTTTAGGTGCAGCAGGTGCTGCTCCTCCAGTAATCTTTGCTTCCCATTTATCTCTAATACCTTGCTTTTTTTCCTTCCATGTTACTCTTGCTTCTTCCCAATGTAGTTTTCTTGCAGTAGTAAAATGTGGTGGAGAAGTTTTCCTAACATTCTCCCAGAATTCATCATGTGTCTTGTTTATTTCATCATTCATACCATCTCTTATACCATCAAGCCTATCCCTTTCTGCTTTAAAGTCCATATAAGCAGCTTTCTGTTCCTCTGTTCCGTGCTCCATCACATCAACATTCTTACCATCTACTTTAATTTTTCCACCAGATGTCACACCCAGTGAATCCATATTTTTCAATTTCTCATTATTTTTTTTATGTGCCTCTCTAAATTCTTTACCACCAGCCATGGCAGTTCTTATAGCATTAGCACCTAAAACAGCAGCCCCAATACCAGCAATAACTGCCATTGTTATTAATCCTGCTGGAGATAATAAAAATCCAATTATAGCAGTACCAACAGTTGCAAGTGTAGATGCTACAGATGCTATCAAACCAGGTAAAGCAAAAAGACCACCATTCAAAGCCATCATTATACCACCAACAACAGCTACCGATCCAATTATAGTACCAACAAGTCCTGCAAATTTTAAATAATCACCTTCCATAAATGCCTGAATTGCCTTCAAACCTTTATCCATTAAAAATCCACCAAATATGACCATAAAGAAATCTTGCAATTTCTGAAGAATACCACCAGCAGCATCACCAATAGCTTTCACTGGTGCTAATAATGTATTCTTCATCTTTTCGGGCATTTTCTCTAATAACCCTTCTTTCTTCTCTGCCTTCTCCTTTTCACCTGCTAATAGAAGAGTTCTTTTCTTCTTTTTCTCAGCATCCTCTTTATCTTCCTTTTGCTCTAATAAGGAATCTGATATTTTCTTTACAGTCTCTTGTAGTGTTTCAACAGATTTTCTTATATTTGATATTTCCTTCCAAACATCTCCACCTCCACCACCTTTATCATCAGGTTTCTTTACTAATGCACCACCAGCATCAGGAAGAGCAGGTTGTGTAGGAGTTATCTTTGCAAGAGCAGATGATGTATTATTATTACCAAAAACTTTATCTCTACTTATACGGGTTTTTTTAAACTGAGCAATTCTATCCGCCTTACTCATATATTCCCCAGTACCAGGATCCACTCCAGTGATTGCTGGACTTAGTGTTGGTTTTAGAGAAATACTAGATGCCACTTTGTTGTTGTTGCTTTAAATTTTCTTCTTCAATATATTGTTCTAATAGAGCAACATATACATCCTTTTCCCACGGAATCATATTTTCTATCTCTGTTAATGAGTATTTATGGTGTTGCATCAAGGCAAAGTTGATTTTAAAGTATGACGCTAAATCAGTGTGCGCCATACCTATGCGAAAAAACTTGAAAGTCCCTCCAATACAACTTCACTTTCAACACCCGTTTCAGGATTCTTAATCTTTAATGTATGAGATAGTTTAGGCATGGTCTCAAAGAAAGTTTCAATCTGCTTAAACTGCTTAGAACTTAATTGCTCAAGAAAAGTAGTAAGTTCTTTTTTAGTACAGTCAGAAGCATTCCATGATTCTTCTTCATTAAACACCTGCTCAATACAAGAAGTAATCATATCAAATGATTCTGTTACACCAATACCATTTTCCGCACTAAAATTATTTTGAATAAACTCAGATAATGATGGATATTTCATTCGCATCGTTAAATTTTCATCTACCTTAATATCTTTCGTATGTTTTTTATCTTTGATAACTTTAATAGCATCAAGGGGTATGGTAACAGGAACTTGTGTCTTATCGTCATCAGGACAAGTGATTATAACATCAACTTCTTCTCCGACTGATTTTCCACGAATATTTAAGAACAAATATTCAATATCAAATGTTGATAATTTCTCAACTTTAATACCTCTAGTCAAAATACAATTACTAATAACATTTTTAATAGCAGTTGTAATTTGCTTTTGGTCTTCAGATTCCATTGCAATAATGAGAATCTTTTCTTCTTTCACTAGGAAAGGTCTATATTTAATCTTCCTACCACTCGATGGTAGCACCATCTCATAAGTAGGAGTTGAAATTGTTGGTAAAGGCATAATGTCTATAGCACTTCAGTATTTTTATTTATAGGGGTTAATTGCCAAAAAATCTAGAGGCTCCTGCCCAAGAATCAGGAAGATTATTTTCAAGAATTCCTTTAAGTCCAGATGCACTATTACTCTTACCAGCAACATATCGTTCATAGTTAAAAGTACAATTAACTCTTAGAGTATCTGAACTACCATATTGAACAGGAGTAGAAGATAAACTAATAGGAAACATTCCTATAAATGAATACTCTATTTCATTATCATAATCACGATCAAACTTAACAATTCTAATACTATCACTCTTATATCCACTATCACCTCTGGGATATCTCATTCTATAAAAATATGCAGGAGATGATTTATTAACCTTTGAACTACCACTAACTTCAGACCCACTTGAAATATACTCTATCCAGTGCTCTAAGAACTTAATCATTTTATAATCTGCATCTACATAAAAATCTAAAACGATTTCTGTAAAAATTCTAGTATGAGCAAATTTTTCTTGGACACCAGTAAAGTTCCCAAATATATCACTTGTTCCCAAAGTACTTCCAGGAATAGAAGCAGAATTACACAATAATCCAGCTCTTTCTGTTATAAATCTTTTATCAACCCCTTTTGAGGCTAGATGACTGAATAATTTTCCCGATAATCCATCAAAAAACACCTGATAATGGGATGTTTGTGCAACATGACCAATTGTGGATTTAAAATCACCTATTTTTCTAGGACGCACCATCTAAATACTTTATGTTTACTTATCTTATAATGTATTTAGATGTCTTATAAAGGAAAATATAAACCAAAGCATACCAGAAAGTATAAAGGTAACCCCACCAACATAATATATCGTTCTTTATGGGAACTTAAATTTATGAAATATTGTGATGGTAACAAGAATATCTTGGAATGGTGCAGTGAAGAAATAGTATTACCATATCGTTCTCCTATTGATAATAGAATACATAGATATTTTCCAGACTTCTATATTAAAGTCAAAGAAAATAATGGTACAGTTAAAAAAATGATTATTGAGATCAAACCAAAGAAACAATGTGTGGAGCCAGTACCACAAAAGAGAAAGACGAAAGGATATATCTATGAAGTTTATGAATATGCAAAGAATCAAGCAAAATGGAAAGCAGCAAAAAATTATTGCCTCGATAGAGGATATGAATTTAAAGTTATCACAGAAGACGAATTAGGTATCAAGTAATGACTAGTAGTTACCCAACAGACGATAAACATAATAGAATTAGAGGAGTGGCAGATGGTTTAATTGGAACTGAAGACCCAGATGACTTAATGTTAGAATTGATGGAAGCTTGTAATGATACTGTAACACCCGTTCCCAATGTCGGTAGTTTTTATTTCTTTGTATATAATCCAAAAACTCCAGATATCAGATATGACCAAAACCCTTTAGTAGCAGTAACTGAGATTTATCGATGGGGTTTTAGAGGTATCAATTTTCATTGGAATGATTATAGGAATTATACATGGAATGAAGTGGCAGGACAATTATATGAAGTATACTCTGAAGAACTAAATGACCTTGATATGATACCTTTTAAAAAAATCCTTCTAAATAGTTAAAACGTATAGGTCGATAAAGATGTTAGGTGGAAAATTATTTGATACACCAGGAGAAGGTCCATATACTACTAAGAATTTAGATGGTCTCAGAGATGGGAGTAAAACATTAATTAAAGGTGCGGATGGTAAACCCAAATTTATAAATTCAAAGAAAAAAACTGGTGGAAGTAAAGCATCTGGTGGAGGTAAAAAGGCATTCAATTATAGATATCCAAATACACAATTAGAAGAAGATAGTGATTTTTTAGAAATTAAAATAGTAGAATATAAACCACCTGGATTTAATCAAACTGAGGAACAACCATTTAAATTAAGTAATTCTACAGAAGGGTTACAAAAAAATATAGAGAACCCAATAGGATATATCTTTCTTCCCGTTCCAGAAAATATTCAGGATTCTAATGATGTAGAATGGGGTGAGGATAGTATTAATGGATTAGCAGCAAAAGGTTTTGCTATAGCAAAAGACGCTATAAGCTCAAAAGGACTCGGTGAAGGTACTGGTAAACTAATTATGGGAGCTGCTAAAGGACTAGGAGATATGGCAGGTGATTCATCTGCTCAAGGTTTAGCACAATCATTCTTTGCTTCCAAAGCAGTCAATATATTAGGTGGTAATACTAGTCTTGGTGGAATGTTATCAAGGTCACAAGGACAAGTTTTAAATCCAAATATGGAACTTTTATTCAAAGGAGTTACTTTAAGAGGATTTAGTTTTGATTTTGATTTGGCTCCTAGAGATAGAAAAGAAGGTGAAACAATTAAAAATATAATTAGAACATTCAAAACAAATATGAATGCTAGAAATTCATCTAGTGGTTCTGAAAATTCAAGTGGATTGTTCATTAAATCACCAAATGTTTTTCAGTTAACATATAAAACTGGTAGTAGTAACCATAAATTCTTACACAAATTCAAACCTATGGCATTGAAAAATATGTCGGTTAATTATACTGGTGCAGGAACTTATGCAACATATGATGATACAACACCAATTCATATGAAACTATCATTATCATTTCAAGAACTTAATCCAATCTATGCAGAGGATTATGAAAAAGATCAAGGATTAGAAGGAGTAGGTTACTAATGGGTTATTTTAGGGAGATACCAAATCTTGAGTATCAATCACCATTCTCAAATAGACTTTCAGATTCCAGTTATGTAACTGCTAAGAATCTATTCAGAAGAATGAAAATTCGTGATGATTTACAGAATATTTTTACATTATTTAATAAGTATGAAATAGTACAAGGTGCAAGACCAGATACTGTTGCTGAAGAACTTTATGGAAAATCATCTCTTGATTGGGTTGTAATATTATCTGCTGGTATTATCAACTTAAGGGATGATTGGCCATTATCAGATAAAGACCTCTATAATTATGTTGAAGGAGTTTATGGTTTGGATAGAAATAATATACGTCATTATGAAACTAAAGAAATTAAAGATGTAAATGAAAAATTAATTCTACCTTCTGGGAAAGTAGTAGATTCTGATTTTACAATATCATATAGAGAAATTTCTGGTTATGATGAAGATGGAGAACCTATCTATAGAGTAGTAACACCTACTGCATCAAATACAGTAATAGGAGTTACTAATTATGAATATGAAGTAAGAAAAAATGATAAAAAAAGAACAATATATGTACTAAGAACTGAGTATTTACAACAATTCTTGACTGATATGAGAAATGAAATGATTTATAAAGAATCATCACAATACGTCAATGATAAATTAATTAGAACCGAGAATACTAGAATTACAATTCCACAATAAAAAAGGGGTCGTGAGACCCCTTTTTAATGTTATTCTGCTAATTTAGCAAAGTATGATAATGGATCATCTTCATCTTGAACCGATGGAGTAGGAGTAGGTGCAGCAACAGCAGCACTAACTAGTTCTTCTGCAGAACCACGATCATTATCCTCATCAAAAGTCTCTGCATCTTGACGAGCAGGAGCTTTATTACCAAGAACATAACCAAGACGCTTCTTCAAGTCATCATAAGACTTGAACTGATCGGCAGCAACAAACTCTTGAAGAGAACTTTCTTTCTTCCAGAGTGCTTCAAGTGCATCATCATCACTATCCTCTAAAAGAGGACTCACAGCAGCAAACTCAGAAGAGTCATAGTTCCTGTAACCAGCAACATTCTTTGCTTTTAACTTGAAGTTGGCACCTTGCCAAAAATCAAATGGATCAATTGCTTCCTCATCCTCAAACTCAGGTTGCATTGCTGCAGTAAGTTTGTCAAAGATTTTCTT